GACAGAGGAGCGGCTTGGTAGCCAAGAACAACTTCATTCAGGTTGCCGTCACCAACTTGGTAACCACCTGCGCCATTAGGGAGAGCCATGATATTTCCTTGCGATTAAAAGGTTCAACCCCAGAGGCGGCAAGCCATCTGCGGACGGATCGTTGAGAAGCCATACAGAACGTCAATACGACATGGCAGACGGTCGTTGTTGATGTCGTACTGGCGAACCACACGCAGGCTGATACCGTTGTGGACAGCGCGCGAAGCCATGTCAACACCCTGCGGCAGCAGGAGGTCAGCCGTGGCGAACGTGATTGCGTCCTTGTGGTAAACCAAGTTCTGTGGGTACTGAGTAGCCGACGAACCAAACATGGTCACAACAGCCGAAGCTTGTGGGAAGCTATCAACCGTTGCCAGAGCGTTATCCGACGTATAAAGCGCCGGAGAAATGCTCAGCGTAGCGGTGGACGAACCCGTTGCGGCAGCGGTCACAACAAACTGCTGCAAACTGCCAGTCGATTCACGGGTCTGTGGGTTAACTGCGTACACACCAGCGATGGTGAAAATATCGCCCACGTTCCAAGTTTTGCTTGAGCCGGTGAACGAAATACCAAGGGTCGACTGACCTTGCGTGGTGACGGTGCTAGTCACGGTGATGGCAGTACCCCACGAACCCGTGGTGTGCTGCTTGATCGACTGAGACATATTGATCTCGTCAAACCCGAGAACACCAGTTCCCATCATGCCGTTCTTGAACTGCTTGCTGATGGTATCCGTTGGGTTGAACAGACCTTTCATGCCTTCGACCAGACCAGCGTTGGCAGCGGGGTTAACCGTTGCGTAACGTGGATCCATGACGGCAGCGGCTTCGTTCAGTTTCTGTTGCGCTTGCAACAGAACCAGCGAGGTCGCGGGCGTGGTGCCCGGGGTGCCGACCGATGCGTAAATGTTCTTGTACGCATTGGCAACGTCAGCGTCAATGCTGGAGGCCAACTGCGAGATACGCGGCTTGAGAACGCGCTCTGCGAAGTCATCCAACTGCATTGTCAGTTCGGCAGAAGTGAAGTTCACGCCGATGTGTTTCTGAGTAGAAACGGTCAGGGTCGTGTACTGCTCGTTGTCATCCTGAACTTGCAGGGCGGCACCGTCAGTCACAAGAGCGCGGTCCGGCAGACGGATACGCAGGGTCGAACCAATCTTGGCACCTTCAACAGCGAAGGAGTCATCGTATTGGCGGTTGACGTTACGGGTGATCACAAGGTTGTTCTCAAGGATTTCGAGAGCCTTCCTGGTGATCATGTCAATCGTAAGAATGCTATTTGACACGGTAATAAGTCCTAAAAGAAGTTAGCGATGCTTGGCGTCCCACTTTTTTCTCTGGCGCTGCCTTTCTGCTTCAATCCATTCCGAGGCAGACATCGTTTTAGTGGACCGTGGGTCCGTGGTGTCATAACTCGGATTGCCTGAAGTTCTGGCAGTTACAGGTGAAATCGGTGCGGGCGCTGATGTAGTACGTTTAACCGGAACATCCGAGGCTATTTTAGCCTCAAGTCTTCCAATCTCCTTTGCCTGCAAAATCGGGCTAAGACGGGAAATTCGATCAGCTTCTTTTGGATTGGACCCGAGATAGTAGGCTATATCAGGGCCAGCATCAGAGGCTTGAACCGCTTGCGCCATCACAGTCGTGATTTTGAGGGTTGGGTTATACGCGACCTGTTCAAAGTCATCGTATTTGGACCGAGCCTCTTCTTCACGATCGTGATACGCCTCAAGAATCTCCGCTTGCTGCTTTTGCTGTTCACGCTGCTCAATTAGCTTGATCGCTTTGGCTTCTGCGTAAGCATCAACCGAATCAAACTGATCTACAGGCGGGACATCAACTGCAACGTGCGGCGGTGCTTGACGCTCACGCTCCCACTTTCGCTGCTCTCTTGCGAGGCGTTTCTGAATCGCGGCATCAAGTTCTTCTTGGGAAAAGGTCTTGGGCGCAACTTCCGGCGTATCTACAGGTTCCGGGGCCGCCGTGGCTTCCAGTTCCGGCGCGGGCGCTACTTCCGCTTCAGACGCTACTACTTCTTCGGACATTTTGAATCCTGAGATTCCCTGGTGTGCCGCGCCAGTACGGTTATCTTACACTACGAAATTCTGAGAAACAAGGTCATGCTGGTGGTGCTATCTAAATAGCCCATGCAACGCCACGTTCCGCTTAACGCAGTGGTGTATGAGAGGTTGTTGTAGGTGCTTGTCGGAATCAAATACGATCCGGCAATATCGTTGCCCGGTAGGATTGCTCCAAACGGAAACGAACTTGCGCGGCAGAAACAATAAGTTCCAATAGCCAGTGCCGTAGACGACACGGTGCTTGGAGCGCTTGTCCAAGTCGTACCGTTGCTGGTCAGTACGTTTCCAGCGGTTCCCGGCCCAACAAACGAAATAGGATCGCCGGCGTTGCCAATCATTACCGCGTTTGCGGTCAATGACGTTACGCCAGTGCCGCCATTTGGGATGGTGATCGGAACGCCGGAAAACGCCAAATTAATCGTTCCGGTCGTGGTGACAGGACTGCCGGTGACGGTAAAGTTGTTTGGCGCGGTAATCGCAACTGACTGAACCGATCCAGCACCCGAACCGCCAGTAGTGGCAGACAACGTGCCGCCAACAAAACTTAGGTTGGAGCCAATGACAACGTTATTAAACCCACCGCTTCCGTTGCCCGATAGCAAAGATGTTCCGCTGGTCAGGCCGCTAACTGTCCCGATGCCAGGGATGTCATCGTAGGTGGCAATCGTAACGCCGCCTGAATCCTTGAGAACAAACTTGTACGTCAGGGTAGACGTAAGCCACACTTCACTATCCAGACGCCCTGCTGAGTTCAGAACAATTGGATTGCTGTTGGCGGTCGTACCAGCGGCAGTCGTGTAGGTGGTTTGCGGCGTGGTTGTACCAGCCGCATAGGAATACAACAGACCGCCCGACAACGGAGCGCCGCTGTTGGTAAAGAACTGCTGTGCAGCCCCCGCGACGGGCGATAAGTTAACTGCCATTATTTAGCCTCTAGTGCCATCAGTTGTTCGTCAGTTGGACGCGGCAGCGTCGGATGATTCCACGCCGCAATGTAATCGCCGCGACCGTCAGAGTCGTTTTGAAGGCTAATAATCCCTTTTGAAAAGTCAAAATTTGACAATTCTGGGTACAAAGTAACAATTTTTTCGTAAAGGTTCATTATTAAGCCCTAATGAATGCACCAGTCATTGTGGTGTATGCAGTTCCGTTGTATACCGTTGCAGTTCCAGAGCCAACAATATAAATGTAAAGTTCAACATAATCCGTGGTTCCGTTAAAATAAATCATTGCAGAACCTGCGGATATTAATTCTGCAAAATTTACCGTGCTTGGGACACCCGTTCCTCGAAGGTTGTTTCTAAAAACACGGGAATAGTTAGAACCGTTTTTATAAATTGCGAGAATTGAATCTGTTACGGTTGTGGCCGCGTCGTAGTTTGCTTGAACTGTTATTAAATAATAACCAGCGGTCAACGGTTGAAAACGATTTGTTGTCGTATTAAACGCGCTAGCAGTATCCCATTGAGTTGCATTAAGCGTTACTTTTGTGAAAGTGCTTAATGTGGGGTTTTGATTTGAACTTAAATATGCTGCAAACGTCGGCCCTGAACTGCCACCACTAGGAGTTTGCCAAGTCGGAGCACCGCCAGTATTTGCGCCTAAAAATTGACCGGTTGTTCCAACAGCAGTCGCAACAGGCGCAGCGCCAGCGCCGCCGCCGTAGACAACACCGTACTGGGTTAGCAATGCACTAGAAGTAATAGCTGAAGTGCCAGAATAATATGGAATACCGCCAGACGTTCCTGCTGTTAAACCAGTGCCACCTTGAGCAACCGTAACCGCAGTTCCACTCTGAAGAATGGTCCCAGTGGCGTCTGGGATGGTCAACGTGCGACTTGCAGTCAGTGTCGTTGGCGTAATGGTTGCAACATAACTACCAGTCCCGCCGGCACGACCTTGAAGCAAGACAGAATCTTGCGTTGCCGCTGCAATTGCTTTAGCGGTCGTAAAAGTACCCGCTGCTGGAGCCGTCCCGCCAATGGCCGGAGGAGAAGCCAAATAATTGCTGAATCCAGTGCCGCTAACAGTTGAACTTGCCGAAAGCGTTGTAAACGCTCCGGTGTTTGCCGTTGTAGCGCCAACTGTACCGTTGAGCGGGCCAGAGAATCCTGCTGCCGTCAGCGTGGTCCCGTCAAACGTCATGTTTGCAGAACCGGCAAATGCACCAGCGTTGTTGTATTGAACCTGAGTTGTGCTGCCCCCAGGGTTTCCACTTGCAGCCGCCCAACTCATTACGCCACCAGTGGTAGCTGTTAAAGCGTAACCACTAACAGCAGGAACCGCCGTTGGAAGCGTATAGCTTTGCGTACCCGCCGTTGCTGGCGCAGCAATACTTACCGATCCCGATGTAGACCCCAACAACGCCAAACTTTTTGAAAGCGTGACAATTTGAGCCGTATCAATCGCAACAGCAGTTGTACCGCCTGTTGCGATTGATACGGCTCAAATTGTCACGCTTTCAAAA